TTGCCTAGAATTTCTAAAAAATTAAAATCAATAGATGATATTATAGTTAATTATCTAGAATATTGTAATTATAAAAATTTAAGTCTTAAAACTATAAAATCATATCATCAAACTCTTATGCTATTTTCAAAATATTTAGAAGAAGAAAAACAAATAACAGATATCAGCAAAATAAATAAAAACATTGTAGAGGAATATATAAGCTTTACTAAAGAAAGAGGTAAATATGCCTTTGTGTCATCAGAGAAAGGCGCTATTAAGGCTAATATAGAGAAAAGAAGTGATATAGGGAAAGAAGTATCAGATTCGACCCTTAATAACTATCTGAGGAATATAAAGGCATTTGCTACGTACCTAGAAGACAATAATATATCTAAAAATACAAAAATACATGAATGCAAGTTTATTCGAACAGAAAGAAGGGCAAAAGAACAATTAACTGATGCTGAATTTAATCAATTAGTAAAAGCATTAGATTGTACTCAATATCATCAATTTCGTGATCTCACAGTGATTAATCTGATTTTTGATACAGGAATGCGACTTTCAGAAACACTTCATCTAACAACAAATGATATTGATCTATTAAGAAGAACAATATTAATTCCAGCAGATTTGACAAAAGGTAGAAAAGACAGAGTTGTTTTTTATAGTCCACAAATGGCCAAGCTCTTACAAAGATGGCTGAAATTCAAAGATACAATGATTGAAACAGAAATTCTTTTTCCAACTCAAAGAACTAATACATTTATTTCAAATCCTAATTTCGAGAGAAATTTTAGAGGATATTTGAAAAAGGCTGGAATAAAGAAATATGTTACGCCACATGGTTTACGTAATCAATTTGCTAGGAGATTTTTATTGAATAATGGGTCATTAGTTGTATTGTCTAAGATCTTAGGGTACAGCTCGTCAAAAGTGACTGAACAGGCTTATCTTGACATAATGGATGAGGACTTAAGAAAGAAATATCAAGCATATAGTCCTTTGGCTAATATGGATAAAGATATTTATTAGAAAGTAGGTGTTGCTATGCAAGTAAACATCAATCACAATAAAACAACTAATGGATTTGCTGAAAGAACAATTACAGTAGATATGTATGAATTTAATGAGATTTCATTAAGTTTAGAAGATAGATTACAAACTTTAGAAATTAGATTAGAAGACTATAAAAATAGTAATTTTGAAAAGTTGAAAGAATTAATACCTAAAACAGAAGCAAGAATTGAAAGATTAAAAAAGATTATTGAAACTTTAAAAAATTAAACAAAAAAATAGTAGAGTGTTGGTAGCACCCTACTATCTAAACAATAATTAAATATTGCTTTATAATTCCCTTTTGAAAAGGAATTAAACCATTACGCTAATAATAGTTTAACCCTTTTAAAAAATAAGGTCAATAGGGTTTTATTAACTATACTCAAAAATAAGGTATAGTTTACTTGCTATGCACTTGGACAAGTATAAAATATCCTAGTCGTTTGGTTAGCGGATGCAGAAAATAACCACGTCATATAAGGCTAGTATTAATTATCTTTGTTATAAATGCTAGGAAAGTGTTTGTATGACGTAGGTGCGTGGCGACCAATACCTTTATAAATAACAGCTTCGGTGGTTACTTGGTGTCTAAAGGCAGGTAAAGAGTAGTAATTCAACATATTGGACAAGTATGATATGGTAAAACTACTTATACAGAGATGTAATTAATAACAAAGATTTAAAGCGATTCCAATTCAACTCAAAACATTAGCTTTAGAGTTAATTTACTTATGAGCTATCAAGAATTTAATTTTTTGGTAGCTTATAGGTAAATTAATTTTTTTGCTCAAACCTTTCAATCTAAAACATTATTCTCTTGGCATTATTCAAAGTCAAGCTTAACTTTAAAATTATTTAGTAAATCAGCCTTTGGTAAGAAAATAAAAAATGACTTATTGTGGTGTAATAAGTCATTTGAAAATAGTACTGAGTTTGGACAGTATTAAATTATAGTTGCAGTAATAATTTAATAAGCTTAACAATTATAATTATAAGAGGTAATTGTGACAACATTATGTCAAATTAATTAACTTGATATGAATTGTTTTCCTTAATATAGTAGATGGAATGATAATCAGATGATTATAAAATAAAAGGATAACCTATCTGTCGCAATAAGTTATCCGTAAATGATTAGTGTAGTTGTAATGTAGAAAAGATAATAAACCAATAAAAAATTATCTTACATTGCTAGTATAGTTCATATTTGTTACAATATTATGTTAAATATGTTAATTAATTGTAAATATCTGTTAAAGCTAAAGAATAGGCTAAAGTTTAGGAAGTAATCAGAAATGACAACTATATAAATTCAAAAGGAAAAGGATAGCTTGGTTGGTACCACAAGCTATCCATAAACGGTTATTATATTGTTTTAAGTAGAAGGATAATAAATAAATTAGTAAGAAATTATCTTACACTATTATTATAGCAAATAACTATTACAAAAATATGTAATATATGTTAATTAAATATAAATATTTTCTTAAATAAAATTAAGGTTTGGTGAATACTTAAAGAAATAAAAACAACCTGCTTAGGGGAGCAGGTTGAACTTGTAAAGGTAAAAATATATTTACCAATACGGGGTAAAATAATGATGCTTTAACTATTTTACAATTACTATTATAAAATATAAATATTAAATAATTCTTTACTACTTATTAAATTATTGTAAATAAATTAGTGGTAAAAAATAAAAAGGATAATCTGCTAGGGTGCAACAAATTATCCTGAATACTGTGTTATATAATTAATAGGGGTAAATATATATGATTTTATCAACCTTATGTTTTTATTATAAGTAGTATTTGTGACAGTATTATGTCAAAGTGATTAACTTAATATAAAAGTTTTATTAAATATAGTTGATAAAATGATGATTAGATAATTATAAAAATAAAAATGATAACTATTGATTTAAGTAAGCTATCCTTTTTGGCAAGTTGTTAGTTAATTTTTATTATCAAATTTCTCTAATGAATCCAAAGTATTTAAAATAAATTCTAATCTACTTTCAGAGTAATCTTGAATTCTAGAATTAATTAAATTGATGAGATTAAATTTATTGTCATAGCTATTAATAAAAAATGGATTAGCAAATAAAGAATCTTCATAAATAATATCCTCAATTTTCTTTAGATTGATATCGCTTAGGATATTATAAAAATGAGAGAGCTTTGGATCAAAATCGTAATCCATAATAGCATACTCACTTTCATTATCAAGGCATTTATCCATTTCATAATATAACATAAAATCTCCACTAAGAATATAATCTTTAAATTCGTTAAATTTTTCTTCAGTAACATAATTTGTATATCTTGAATTTAAAAGATATCTTAACATTATTATTTTAATATCAGTATTTGTCTTTTTTTTAGCATCGAAAATTATATTGATTTTTTTTAATTCATCTAATACAGTTTCATAATCATAATCATATAGATTGGAGATTATTTCAGTTATATGCAGTAATTCTGCTAATGAATTTGGTGTATATTTAAAAATTTCTTTTATCAATTCATTATTTTGATTATCAAAATATATGTTGTATGCTTTTTGCATGTAATTATTTTTAGGTGTTTCGATATACTCATTTCCGTTTTTAATTAAATAAGTGCAAGTCTCTTCCAAATTGTTAAGCCATTCTATTCCTTTAGTATGAATTCTACTTTTTATATCACTACACAATTTACAATTACACATTATATATTGATTTTTTAAATGGTCATTTGAATAACTGCCATCTGTACCAGTTTGATAAGTATGATTACAGGTATTACAATTAAAAATAATTCTATTATCAGCATATGAAGGAATAGTTAGTGTGGTTTTTCCACCACAAATAAAACAAGTTGAATCATGTACTATTGGAGTTATGATTGTTTCAGTTTTAGATTTAAAACCTAATATTTTTTTTATATAAGTCATATTTACATGATCTCTTACGATGCAATTCGGATTTCTATACTTCCAATAGATGTAGGTTAATAATGCCTGACTTAATTTTTCTCCACAATTTAATTCGTTAAATTTATCACTTTTAAGTGTTATATATTCTATGTTATGATTAATTTTTCTTTCAAGATTATTTAATATAACTAATCCATTAAGAGAAATGATAATTTCTCTTTGCTTATCTAAAAAGTCTTGCAAACTTAAATCAATATATTCATCTCTCGTGATAAATTCATTAGTGTTTATATTTTTAAATAATTTATATGGATTAAATTTTGTTTTTTCAATATCTTTTATCATTTGTTCTTTCCACATAAGTACACCTCCAAAGGTAAATTTACCATAAAGATTAAAGTAAAAATAGATATATGAGCGAATTACAATGAATTACATATTATAACTTATTTTGTAAAAACATTTCATGTAATAAAGAGGAATTTATACCTTATTGTAGAATTAAGTAATTGTATATTTTGTGAGAGGGATGAGATGTATGAATATTATTAAAAAGGTACAAAGTAAAGTTCAAAATCCGGCTAAAAAGAATGGTGAACTTATGCTCAATGATATATTCTTAGTTAAAGATGAAGGAAAAGAGTATATTCATATGTTTGTTAACAACGATAAATATAAAGTTATTGAAATTGAATATGAAGAAAAATTATTAAATGAATTAAAACAATCAACATGGACAGTAGAAAAAAATGGAACTACAGTTAAGAGTAATAGTTTTGTAAATTATACTGAAAAAGATATTAGATTAACAAAATTATTGCAAGAATTAAACTTGCCTAAATATCATGTACTTGATGAAGAAGAAATTGAAAAAAATATAGGCTTATACAATAAATGCAAAGGGGAATAAGTATGATAAGTATAAAGATAATATTAAGAGAGAATCGTGGGAGTTTAGCATTTCATGTAAATGAAGAACAAATAAATAAAAGCTCAATATCTCAACAAGAAATGGATTTGTTATATGATTGGTTTTTAAATGGAAATTTACCATCGCATATTGTAACATGCAATGATAAAACAAAAATGATTCTAATAAGAAATTCTATACTTTATGCTGAAGCAAAATAAAATATTATTAAATCAATTAAAGGACTCGCCAATTTTGGATAGTCCTTTTTTTATGCAAAAAAATAGGAAGCTCTAACTCTAGGGCTCCTATTTTAATCTTCCTCATATTCCAGCAAATCTGATACCTTACATTTGAAAAATTTACATAGTATTTCAATATGTTCTTTAGATATCATTTTAAAATTATCGTTACAATATCCACTAATTGTTGCTAATCTTATACCAGTAATCTGTGCCAATTCTTTTTGCGTAAGTCTCTTTTCTGCAAGTCTTATATGTAACTTCATTTTCAACATATTAAATACCACCTCATAGGTTATTATATACTATATTGCTAAAAATGGCAATAAAAATATAATATTTTCCGTAAATAGAGTTGACACATAGCGAAATTCGCTATACAATAATATTGAGGATAAGGTAAGGAAAGTTAATAATACCTTATTCAACTAAAAAAATAAGGCAGTAACTTAAGCTACTACCAATCATACTCGCAATATGATTGTAGCATATGTTGCCCTTAAATGCAATATTTGGGAGGATGATATTATGTTAAAAGAATTAAGTGAAAAATCAATGGAAAGAAAAGAGAATAGGTGGATAGAATTAACCAGTTTTGTTGCTTATTATGGGGGTGAATTAGAGGAAGATTTAGCTTTCTGCAAGTTGGAGGATTATAGAAGCGGAGCAGCATTTGATGAAGAAGATGATTCTAAAATTTTGTATGGATTTAATGAAGATGAAATCTGGGATAAGCTTTTTGAAGTAAGTAGAACAACTGATTGGGATGAACTACATATGATATTTAAAAATGCAAGATGGTGTAAGCATGAGAATTTGATGGTGTTTTCGTTAATATCAGGAGATAAGTTCTGTGCTTTGAAATTATAACAGCAAATAATTGGTTTAAAAATACAAGTGTATTATCAAGAATCCGATATTGGAAATAATTTCACTATAAAAGGTTGGCAAAGTTAATCTCAAGTAGTATATTTTATTTAATGAGTATTACAAGAGTAAATTTTGAAAGAGGTGAGAACAATAATTGGACTTGAATATATATGTGGATTATATAATAAAAAATATACTAATGTTGCCGAAGAACTTGGAGTAAGTAGACAAGTGGTTAGTGTTTGGATTAAAGGAACAAAACCTATTGCTAAAAAGCATTTACCTAAATTATCAAAAATGTTTAATTTACCAGAAGAATATTTTCAGCGGCAAATTACAGAATTAGATAAACTTGATATTCAAAAGATAAAACTTCATAATGAAAAAACTGAATTTGAATATGAAGATACAATTACTGATCCAGATACAGGAGAAGAAATAACAATAACAAGAACTTATATAGAGGAAGCAGACATGTTTAATGATGCTTATATAGATTATGAAAAAAATATAATAAACCTAACTAATAGGATTAAGGAATTAATACACGACAGATTTAATGATGAATATGATGATACATGTGGACTTCCATACAATGCATTAAGTGAAGCTAGTAACATATTAAATTTATATGAAAAACTAACAAAAATAATTAAACATGGAGGTATATTCAATAATATAATTAATGATGTTTTTGATGGGATGCTAAATTATCAGCATGACTTTATGGGAAGATCAAAGAATCAAAATAGGTTCACTAAAAAGGTAACTAAACTAATAGAGCAAGAACAAGATAGGCAAATAGAGGAAGCCAAATTATGGGTGACTGATGATGATGAAACAGATGATTTGCTTTAAGGTTTAATAATAGAAAATCCACTGAAAGGGGTGATGTAAATTGATTGTAAGAACCATAATAGGTAATACTTGACATAAATTTCTTGAAGTTGTAAAATAAACAATGAGACGATAAAAACAAGCCATAACCATATATTTTTATAGGCTTAGCTTTATTAATTATACCCAATTTTACAAAAGTTATTATTATTTCCGAGGTAACAGTAACTTTGTATAAATTAGCTCTTTGAAAATTTAATATTGTTTTCCAGTACTTTTAGATTTGTATAGTTCCAATCTAGAAGGTATAAAATATAATTTACAAGTACTAGTTTACAGTACATTTTGACTATTGTCAATGAGTTTTGGGAAAAAACATTTTGTATAATAATGCCTTAGACATTGAAATAACTAAGATAAGAGAATCGCATGTGTCAAAAATGAGCTGTTTTCAGTGTTTTAGAGAATTATTTCCCAAGATATTTAGTTTGCAACTTAATAAAAAATAATCTCATAGCTAAATGATTTTCAGACTAATATACATGATCTAAAAAAACTATGAGACTATTTCTTTGAATGTGCAAATTGTCAACAGAAAGCACATAACAGTATTATGCACAAAGCTTTTACAATTATACTGTCAATTTAATGTGAGAAAAAATAAATTAGAAAGAGGGAATTAGAATTATGATAAGTAAAGAAGTTTTAGAACAATTAAAAATAGATGATTTATTTATATTTGAGGATAGAAATGATATATTACCACAGCTTATAGAGTCAGGATTTCAAGATGATTTAGCTAAATTAGTAAAATGGAGTGGTGCAGGAATATATAAACTATCTTTTAAAAATAGCACTATAGAAAAACTGAACAAAAAAGAAGTCAAAGCTATATTTGGAAATAAAATAAAAAATCCCCAAAGTACAATAAAGACGTTTGAAACATCAGGATATGTTATAAAAGATAACTTAGGAAATCAAATATGTTTTGATTTAGAAGGAAATATAACATATAGCCAAAGAAAAGTAATGCAAGAACAAATAAATAATATATATAGCTCATCTATGAAATTATCGGAGTTAAAAAGTGCAGTAGTTTTATATAGTAATGATAAATACGATGATTTTCTAGAAAAATTTGAAGCACCAATTGAAAATTTAAGCAATGATGATAAAGCTGAATTGTACAAGGATTTATATACAAATGTAAAATATCAGAATAAAACAATACCAAATTTGGTATTGTCACATTATGAACTTGAGGGGATGTCATCAAGAGAAATTAAAAACATATTAGATAACGTTGAATTTGATGATACTGGTGAGGTGATGGTCTATAGAGGAATTAATAAATATAACACTATAGATGGCAGCAGTTATACTTTAAGCGAAGAAAAAGCAAAGTGGTTTTCTACTAGATTTGACGATGAAGAGAATGTTATTAGTGCAAAAGTAAAATTGGAAGATATAATTTTCTATTCTAACGATAGAGATGAGCAAGAAGTATTTTTAAATGATAGCAAAGTTGAAGAAATAATTAGCAATATAAAATCAGAGTGGGATGTAACACCATTAGAACCAGATGATATGCCTTTCTAGTGTCCCAGAGTAGGACAAACCATCCTACTCTACACCATATAAAAAGCCAATTTTATTGGGATACAAAATGAATTATTTGAAGGAAGGATTGAGTTAATGAAGAGAAAGAAATTTAAAGACATTAAGACAAAAGAAGATAGAAATGAGTTATTGCAATACCTATTGGATAAAGAAATTGAATCATTAAGAAAGAAGCTTTATAAATATCAAAGATGCTCAGTTTTTAATTATCCAGTAACTATAACAGAGAAAGATTTTAATGATTGGACAACCGCAGGATGTTATGTTTGGAATGAAAAAACTGGAACACATGAAATATATATTAGCACTAGACGTATAGACAATTATATTCGTACAGATTATGATCCTTATTCAGCAAAGATTTTTGATAAAATGGATATGCAAAGTACATTATTACATGAATTAGTTCATGCTTTAGTAAGAGAAAAGTTTGAGATATTATATAGTAAAATTAAGAACAAGAACACAGATGGCTCTCCAGTATTCCTGGCTTGTTTGCAATATTTAAATGGTAATAGTTCACATGATTGCGCTACAAATTATCTAGGTACAGAGATGTGGAAAGAAGTTTGTAAGATGAAGGAAGAAAAAGCCACTTGGAATGATTTTGTTAATTATATATATTCCTATGTCTATTCAATCTATGATTATCAAGAAACCTTTAATAAGGAAAATATACTTAATGGTGTAAATATAGCTTTTAACTTTGGTTATTATGAATCAGGGTTGCGTAAAGATATAGAAACTATTACAAAAGTAAGTGTTTGGGATAAATATAAAAAAGAATTTAAAAGTATAACAGTTAAAAATATAACTTTTGATATAGGTAGTACTATGAATTTAGATAGAATTAAACAATTTGTTACTAAGAAATTAAACAATGATGTAAGAGCAAATATAAGTTGTATTTCTAATAATAAAATGGTATGTGATTCTAATACAAAATATACTAATTGGGTTTATAAAAAAGAAGATAAATACAGCTCATATTTAGAAGCCCAAAAAGTAGCAGATTTGAAAAAGTAAATAAATAAAATTAAATAATATGCATGATTTAGCTAAGGAAATATTTCCTTGGTTATTAGTCGTGCCTAGAAGGAGGTCTTAGGAAATGAGTACATATAAAATTGATAAAAAGTTCGTGGCACCAACACTAAGGATTATGAATTATTTATGTAAAAAATTTGATTGTATTAAGGTACAAAAAGATAGAAACAATCCTGATTATCAAGTTTTTATATTTGAAGATTCTGAAGAACTTAGAGAATATCTATCTAAATATGATAATGGCTTAAATATTTAGCTTGAACTTGATTTTGTTAAATGCCCAAAAAACGGGCAAATAGGTTAACTTGCAAGTTAACTCGGATGCCCAAAAAACGGACATGTTTTAACGTGTAACAATAAAAGAAACATACCTAACAATAAAAGAAACAATATTTATTTTTCGACTTGAAAGTCTCAAATCGGATTGGCTTTTTCTTTCTTCTTTTTGTTGTTAGTAAATTATTAGAATTTAATTATTAGGAGGTTGATTATTATTGGGAAGTAAAGTTAAAGAGTTTATTAAATTACCAAATGAATTAGTTTGGGATATTAAAGGTAAAAGAGAAAATACTTATTGCTATGAATATAGTGAGAAATTGTGTCACATATGGAGCATATTTGATTGTTTATCGAATAGAGTTGGTACTATTTCATTTTCATTAGAACAATTGCTTACTGTAGTTGATGTTAAGCCAGATCCTAAAAAGGGAAGAAATGTTGACCAGTTTAGAAATGTGTTACTTGGGTTGGAAGAAAAGAAATTTATTACTAATGTGAAATGTGATCTTAAAACAGTTAAATATAAAGAATTAATTACATGTGAATATTCAATTCCAATGTTGGTTAATAAGTATTCTAAAGATACTCAATTTTTTCAAGTCTACAGAGATGATTATTTAAGTTTATTAGATTGTGAAACTAAATTAAATAAAATCACTTTAATGTATGTTTATTATTACTTATTGTCTAGGATGCAGACTAATAAAACCAATATTACTTGTTGTTATCCACCTTATACAGAAATTACTAAGGACTTAAACATATCAGAAGCTACATTTAATACATATCTGAATGAGTTGGTCAAATTGAAATTAATTGCTTATGGGAATATAGGTTTTATTACTAAAAATAAAGAAGAAAAACAAGCTAATAATGTTTATGTTCCTCATGAATCTCATTTACAGGGTGCATTAGATATTAGTAAAACATTCTGGAAAAATGAAGGTTGGGTAGTTGTTGGTAAAAAAGTTACTGAGATAAATCAAAAAATTAAAGGATATAAAGGACAAATCACCAAGCAAAAGAATCAAGGCAAAGATATAAGTAAGCTAGAAAAGAAATTGGCTACTCTTGAAGCTAAAGTAACTAATAATGTTGATAAATCTCTAAATGATATTAAAAGAGATATAAAGAAATTAAATGATGAAATGAATGAATTAGAAGATATTTATAAATTAGAAACAGATATTCAAGAGGATTGGAAAGATTATTTTGGTGGTAGAAGTTATTACGATTATGAAGATTGTGAAACAGTTTATGAGTATATGAAATCATTACATGATAAGCAATTAAAAGAATTAGATGGAAATAATTTCGTTCCAAAGAATGAATCAGATCCAAGTTCAATTATTAGCTGCCAAGAAGAAAATTATAATGAGATTTGTCACAAAATTGAAAGTGGACAAGATTACTGGTGTGAGACTAATCCGTTTGAGAATCCGTTGAAAGAAATGTTTGGTGATGATACTTGTTATAAGATGGATATTCCAAAGAATGATATACAATCAAATGACTTTAAAAATGATTATGAGAAATATAGAGATAAACCGTATGAAGATGAAATAGATGAAATATTATTACAAAAAATAAATTAAGTTTAGGAAGGATGATTTTATAATGTTAAATAAACAAGTTAAATTATATAGCGTAGATTTAGGAATGACAAAATTTCAAAAAGAAAAGGAACTAACAACTAAAAAAGAAAGGTGTAAGAATAAGGTTGATGTTGCTAAAGAAAGATTATCAAATAATATAAAAGAAGAATTAGGAACTAATAAATGGACAAAACAATGTGGAATAAAATATAAAGAGTTAGAAAAAACCGATAAATGGTTAAATATATGGAGAAATTCAAAAGATAAATATAAAGATTTGTTAGAAAAAGAGTTAATAAAAAATGAAAATTCTATTAGAAGTTTAAACGAAAAAGCTTTTAATGATTACAATTTAATTCAAGAGCATGAGAGTAATACAACCAGAATATTAGGAATTAAAACTAATTCAACCACTAAAGATATTATTATTGTTAATTGTAAGGATAGAGATAGAAAATTATTAAAGAGTATAATTTTAAATGGTTTAATGGTGTGTGGGGAAAAATATCGTTTTTTTACTGCATCAGCAGGACAAACAAGGGTTGAAAAAATTCAAATAATAAAAGAAGACTTATGGACAAAACACCAAAAAACATTGATGTGTGGTTTAACAATAGATTATATGAATAAAAGTAGTGAACATGGAATGAATATTAATAAATTTCTTGCTTATCTTAGCTTAAATGGATCTGCAAGTGAAATTTGGGAGGGTTTCGATATCGACAAATGTATAGTGGTTCAAGATATGGAGAGATTGGTAAAGGGAACAGTAAAATTTATTGATACAAAACATACTATAGATGAGGAATATGAAGAAACAGATACAGAAACTAAAAAAGTAATAGAGAAAACTAGAACAGTTTATGATTTACCAATAGAAATTAAAGAGATGGAAGTTCCAATTCCAAGTACAGATGGTTTTGGATTAATGTTACCAAGTTTTAATACAAAAAATGCTATGTGTAGGCTTCCGTGGATAAAGGGATTATTAGGAGTTTTTGATTTTATAGATTTTTGTAAAACTGAAAGAATTGTTGATGATGAAAATGATAGATATAAAATAACCGATATTTATAATGTTGAACATGATTTATTAAAAGAAGAAACTTCAATTATATTTACGAAAAGCCAATTTAAGGCTTGGAAATATTACAAAGATTGGGAACAATATAAAACTTATTTTAGAGAATATGGCTGTGTGGCATGTAAGGTTAATGAGGAGGAAGACGAATTTAATGATGCAAGACTTAATTATCAAATGTGGCAAACATTAACTGATATTACTGATGATGAAATAGAATATTTCACATCTAATATAAAGGATAGAGTTGTAAAAGCACATTCAAGCATGGATACAATGTTAAAGATATTAGGTGCAGATGAAGAAAATAAATATAAAAATAATTTTCAAAAAGCATTAGAAATGTATCCGGAAATGTTACAAGATAGCTATAGTAAACAAAAGTTATCAGAAGATTTAAAGAGTTTCAAAAAAGAAGCTAAAAGCGGAAAATTAGATACCATAAATTCAAAATACACATTTATAGTTCCAGATCCATATGCTTTTTGCGAATGGTTACTTAATAAAGAAGATCAACCAAAAGGATTATTAAAAAGAGGACAAGTTAGTTGTAAATTATTTAAAAGTAAGAATCTTGTATGTGAAAGGTCACCTCATTTATCGAGAGAACATTATTGTGCTGAGAATGTAATAGATGATAAGGACATAAAGAAGTGGTATAAAACAGATGCTTTATACATAAGCACAGATGATTTAATTACATTATTATTAGTTTGTGATGAAGATGGAGATAGAAGTCTTGTAATTTCAGATGATAAATATTTTGATATTTGTAAAAGAAACATGGAGGGGATTTATCCAGCTTATTATGAGATGAATAAAGCAAATGCAATTGAGATAAATGAAGAAAATATATTCAATAGTTTGATTACTGCTTATAAATATTCTGATATAGCAAAATATAGTAATTGCTTAACAAATATCTGGAATGGAAAAGATGAGATTGATATGAATATTATTAGTAAAATATGTTGTCTTAATAATTTTGCTATAGATTCAGCAAAAACACTAACATTACCAAGATCAACCAAAGAATTAGAAAATTTAATTGATAATAAATTTAAAAGAAACCCTTATTTCTTCAAATTTGCAAAGGATAAAAAAACAACTCAAGTATATAAAATTAATGATAGCACAATGAATAAAATAGTTAAAAATATAGAATCTATGAGCAGAAACACCAATTATATATTTGGGAGTCAATTTGGTAAATTCGATTCAAATTTATTATTAAATGATAAAAATATAAAGATTAATAAAGTTATAGAAAATATGGAATTGATTGGAATATATAAAGAAGTTCAGTTAAGACAACAAAAAAGAAAGTTCAATCCAAATGATATAAACTTAAAATTATTTTATGATATTGAATTAGATGCTTTTGAACAATTTATATTGAGTAAAGAAATGACAATGGAACATGCGGTCGATATATTAGTAAAATATTTATATTGCAAAGACAAGAAAATAAAGGAAAAAGACATGTCAAAAAACTTGTTATGGAATATGTTTGGAGAATATTTAATTAAGGCATTAGACAAGAATATTAAAAAACCATTAGGAAGCAAATATATTATGTGTTCTGAATGTGGTGCTAGAGTTAAGAAGCAAAGTAATAGCCAAAAGAAATGTAAATCATGTGCTAAAAATAAATAGAAAATACCTTGTGAGCTAGTCATTTCAACGGTTTACAAGGTGTGATTTACAAAAAATAAAAAGCATATAATTCCAGTATAACGCTTATATCAATGGATTGGTGAGTTTTACCTTCGGGTTATATGGTAGAGAACAAGTCTGAGAAGACGTAAATTATCAGTACAATAATAAGTGTACAAGCCTAGTGAGAAATTGCTAGGCACTACATATATTTTTTTGAATAATTTATTGTATCACTTTACTAAGCAAATTTTATCATACAAAAAATGATAAATCAATACTTTTGAGAAAATATTTTAAAAAATGTGCAAATAATTTTAATAGGTAGTATAACTACCGAATTCCTTCTTTTATTAATTTATTTTGGTGGTTAGGTTCATTAATTTGAGCCTATCTATTAAAGTTATTTGCAGTCTGCATGATGATATGCAGTGAATAAAAACAGGACGGTTCAAACCCCTGTTTCGTACGGAATTACTTAATCAAAGATAAATTATATAGAAGAGAAAGAGGGAATTGATTATGTCAGAAAAGAAAATGGAATTTTTAACAAGTTTGAGGGTAGAAAATTACCTAGCAAATACATTAGTGGATGAGGAAATAGATAATGATTATAAGAAAAAGATTAATGAGTTTCTTAATCAATATTTATTTCAAGATTTGTTTGCTTGTGAGTACATAGATGCTAAGAAATTCGTGCTAACCATTGAAGATGGCGAAGACATGATACTTGATAGTATTGTGTTATATGAAGCAACAACTAAGCAAGTTATTGAAATGGCTATGAGCGAAGAAGGTTATCCCGAAGAACAATTGAAAAGAACTTTAGATAATAGAAGTGAGGATCAGATTGTTGAAGATTTAAAAAATGGTAATACATTAGATGGGCTTTTAAATACTAGAGATTGTTTAGAATTATATCTTGAAAATGGTGATGATGAAGCTACTAGGGAACAGGCTAGGCAATCATTAAAATATTTATACAAGGCTATAAAACTAAGATGTGATGAGTTGATAGCAGCAGAGAAAGCTGTTAAGGAAATTTTATGTAATTGCTAATATGAGGTGGTGTTCTTATAGAATACTACTTTTGAAAAAATTCCCTAAATATATTATAATTGTATTAACTACTTATTTAAGGGGATGAATAATAATGAAGAAAAAAATTATTAGAAAAGTGATTTGTATAGGATTACTAAGTGTAAGTTTGCTAGGATTTACATCTATAGGGGCAAATGCAGAATGGAAACAGGATGATGTTGAATGGTGGTATGCTAATGGCGATTCTTATGCTACTGGATGGAATCAAATAGGTGGAAAATGGTATTATTTCTATTCTGATGGTTACATGGCTAAGAATCAATTCATTGGAAGCTATTATTTGGGTTCAGATGGTGCATGGACTACAAGTATACCAGATTATGTTAAAAAGACAGGTGTGAATGCAGACAATAGCAGAATGGTCTATTTAAGTATTAATGGTTGTGTGTATCATAGAACACCAAATTGTGGTGGAGATAAAACAAGAGAAATTACATTAAATCAAGCAAAAAGAATGGGTGCTGAACCTCACAGCAAATGTTGGGGATTTGGTAGCCTAATTTAAAAATATAATATATAATTGAATTTCATTGTGAATATCAAGTTAAAGCTCTTTAGGTTTTCTAGAGAGTTTTTTTATATTATTTTTTTGTATTAAAAATAATTATAATATTCCTTTATAAATTAATTATATATGAATAGCAAGCGAAAATCAATAGAAATATTAAAAAAATAAAAATAAATTATAAATTGAAAGTGGGGAATTTTAATGTTAATAAGAAATGGTGAATTAAATAAATGTGCGGTATATAAAATTACTAATAAATATGGTGTGGTTAAGTATATAGGAGGGGCTAAGGAGTGTAACGACGCTTATTCAAGGCACAATACATTATTAATAAATGGTGAATATGCAGAAACTAATAAGCATGAATTACAGGTATTATTTAATACAGAAGATTTATATTTTAGTGTATTACAAGAATGCTCTGAAAGTGAACTTGATGCATTAGAAACAAAATATATAAAAATGCATAAATCAACTATAGTGAATAAGGATAGTAAAGGTAAGAGAAGAACTACGAAACCAACTCTAGAAGAAACTGAAAAAAGAAGACAAGCAAACAATGGTGAGAGTAATCCCCACAATACTAAACTATCTGAGGATGATGTTAGAAAAATTAAAGAAATGCTACGAAAAGGTGTTAAACAAATATTAATATCAGAAATGTACAATATTTCTGGAACTTTAGTTAGTAACATAAAAAACGGATATAGATGGAAAAGTGTAACGATATAGGAGGTGCAATAATGGATAAATTAAATAAACTTTTAGGTGTAATAAATTTGCTTTTATGGACAAGCTTGTTTATATCTATTATATTTCTAAATCTTGATACTAATACTTTAAAAGAATTCGCGGCAGGTTCTACGTTTGTTGTGGTGGCTGATATTGTGCTAGATATATTAGAAAGTAGAGGTAAAAGAAAAGCGATTATAGAATACAGTTCGAATGAATTTAAAGGTGATAAGTAAGGTGAGTAGTTTATGGGACATTATAGAGGAAATAAGTGTACATATAATGGATATACGTTTGATAGTATTCCAGAAAGAGATTTATACATAAAATTATTTAATGATAAGGATGTATCTAATTTACAGGTGCATCCTAAATTTATATTACTGGATGGATTTAGAAATTATGAGGGGAAGGCCTTAAGATCAATTACTTTTGCACCAGATTTTATGTTTGAAAAAGATGGACAAACATGCATTTGGGATTGTAAGCCAATTAACAAAAAACTTATTGATGCAGATTTCATGATAAGGTGGAAATTATTACAATGGATGTATCATGAACAGAATGTAAAGTTTAGGTTGCTTGCTTGGGATAAGAAAGCGAATGAGTTTGTGGAAATATGAAAAAGAAGAGAAATAATAAATCTCTTCTTAAAGATATTATCTATTGTTTTACAACTAGACATTTAGAGAACATATCATGCAAACCTTGCTTTCGTTTTGAAAATATAACTACAACAAATGGTAGACATAATAGACAAATTTGAAGGAATTTAGATATATTTCTAAAAAGTGAGTCAGAAAAAGAAATTTTGTTCCCGTTCATATCTACTACTTTAAGTTTTAATAATACTTTTCCAATTCCACCTTGAGGAGGCAAAAAATCTGTAATAAAAAAATATAAGAATAACATAAAAAAGAATAGACGTTGAGCATTCATAACTTCCTCTAAAGTAGATACATCAAAATAGTTTGGCAAGCCTAATACTAATGTAAATAACGTATAAATAATACTAACAAAAGCAAAGTCTAATAAATATGCAGCTAATCGTCTTCTAAAACTAGCATAAACCATATTAAATCCCCCTTTTCCTATAAAAGTTACCATTAAATTATATATTATTGTGCTATGTAAGTCTATGGATTTTTTATATGATAATGTATTTAAATACTTATATTGTAACTCAAAACTCATTGCTGAATAAATAATGCAATAATAAGGGATAGTTATATTCGTAATAATGTAATATTTAACTGATAAGTGTATTTCTTATGGAAAAATAATAAATAATTGAAACTATTTACCGAATTTTGTATAATTGTTTATGCGAAGGGGGAGAAAGTAAATGGAAGAAATAAACATAAGGAATATATTAAATACATATAAAAAGTTTAGTAAAAGACAGCGTGAGATATTAGAGAAGCTTGCTAAAACAAAAGAAATTTTTACATTTGAGAATTTGCAGAAAGAACTTCAAGCTGATGAAGAAGCAAAAGAGTTATTACAAAAAATAAGATTGGTTGTAAATGGAGAATATAAAAAAGCAGGTGTATCTAAATCTATATCTAAATCCAAACTTATAAATAGTAATAATGATAATAGAATAGAAGAAATAGAATTGATGATGTAAAAAGCTAATTGAACTCTAGAAATAGGGTTCTTTTATTATGCTACTTTTTGTATAATAAGGTTATATTATGTGAAAGGGTGGTAATAAAAGAAATGACAGAAGAACAAGTGAAACAAAAATTAGATTACTTAAGAGATCAAAAGGAAAATCCAACAGGTAATTATAGAAAATATTTAGTTAGGACATATGAATATATATTAAACAAGAGTAAAGAAAATAATACAGAATGGGCTAAGACTAATCTTAGAGAAATGATTGATTATGTTTACGAAGAATCGCCAGATCATATGGCTAATGAATTAGTTGTGAATTATCAAAAAGATTTGAAAAACTTAGGATATATAAAGAAATTAAAAGAAGATGGCGAATGGCATGTATATATAATTAAAGAATTGGATTTTTAGAAAGATATTTTAAATTAGGGTGCAGAAATGTACTCTTTTATTATGCAGAAAAATAGGCGGTGATTAAATGAGTAAGGTGTCTTGTGTTGCATGTGGTAGGATACATGAACGCAATTATATCTGCGATGCTAAGAAGAAAGCCAAGTTAGATAAGGTGGCAAAGAATAGGGATAGAGAAGATAGTAAGATATACATTAGCAACAGATGGAGACGATTAAGAATAAATATATTAGAGGATTATAATTATATCTGCTTGTTTAGTTACTATGTTTTCAGCAAGATAATTCAAGCAAATGAACTACATCATATTGTGTGGTTAATAGATAATATAGACTTAGCTTTTGACGCAGATAACATAATACCTTTAGAACATAATGTACATAGAAGTATTATACATAACTATAGCAATAAAAGTAATGAGATAAAGAATGATATACAAAATATGTTAAGAGATATGATAAGTGATTGGAGTAATGATAGAAGAGATTTAGGAAGCTATAAAGAAAGATGGGAAAATATTACAAAAGATTGTTAGGTACTGGAAGTTTTATACCCCCGTACCTTTTTTAGTTTTAGAATAGTAACTCCAAAAGTGACATGCGCTCTTTTTTACACAAAAAGTTCCCTAAATGACAGTTTTCAATACTTAGCCTTAAATAATAACAATTATCAAGTAGAAAGGATGTGATAAAAGTGGCTAGACCAAGTATGAGTGCAACTGTTACAAGTAAGCATTTAACTGAAGAGGAAAGAAAAAATAAGATTGAAACAGAACAAAAATTGAAAGGGAGCAGTGACAATATAAAGCCACCTAAGCACCTTTCAGCAAAACAAAAGAAGATTTTTAAATATATAGTAGATGAGTTAGTTAACTCTGATATATTAGGAAATCTAGATATTTATGTTTTATCTACAACCGCGATTTGTATAGATAGATTGCAAGAAATTGAAAAACTTATAAATGAAGATATTGAAAAATTGAATGACAGAAAATTGATGGGAAGTAGGAAGGATTACCAGTCTGATTTATTTAGATGTATGAGTGAATTATCTATGACTCCAGCATCACGAGCAAAACTTGGAAATATAAATTTACAAACACAACAAAATCAAAATGACCCATTACTTAATATTTTAGGTGGTGGTAATAAATGATGGATATAAAAGATAGTAAGGCTTATAAATATTGCGAATGGTGCTTATTAAAAGACAATTTATTTGTTGGAATATATGTTAAAAAACAAGCCAAAAGGTGGATAGATATAGCAGATAATAAAACAGATTATGCATACATAAATGAAGAAATGTATAAAAAAATATGTGACTTGCTAAAAATAATAATTCATCCAGATTTAAGAGTTACTTGTTATGAAGGATTAGAAAATTATCAATGGTTTTTTATAATTGCAATTCTTTGTACATATAGAAAAGATAATAATAAAAGATTATATGAAACTGGAGTGCTTGAAATATCAAGAAAGAATTTTAAGACATTTACTAGTGCAATAATATTTACTTTAGAAATGTTGTTAGAACCTAAATTCAGTAGATTTTTTAGTGTTGCACCTGATTATAAACTGTCATGCGAGTTAAAGATGGCTATGAAAAAAATAATTAAAAGTAGTCCTGCATTAGAAAAGTATTTTAAAATAAAAAGAGATATGACAGAATGCAAGCTAACTGAAAGCGAATATACACCACTTGCATACTCAAATGATAAAATGGATGGTAAACTTGCTAATGTATTTCTTGGCGATGAAGCAGGAGCTATGGATGATTACCCAATTGAAGCAATGAGGTCTTCACAAATAACACTAAAAGAAAAATTGGGTATTATAATTAGTACACAATATCCAAATCAAAACAACGTTATGATTACTGAAATAGATATGGCTAAAAAGGTTCTTGATAATGTTATAGGGGATAAAACATATTTTGCATTATTATATGAACCAGATATGAAACTTATTAAGGAATGGCAAAATAATGATTTAGTTATATATCAGAGTAATCCAGTGGCAGTTGATAATCAAAGTATATTTGATGCAATTATAAAGAAAAGAACAATGGCAATCTTGTATGAAAGTAAAAGAGAAAATTATCTTTGTAAACATAATAATATTCAATATATAGGTGTCGGTGTTGATGGATATGTGAGTTTAGAACAAATCAGAGAATGTAGACAGGATAAAGAATGGGATTGGAAAGGTAGAGATGTTTATATCGGAAGTGATGGAGCAGAAAGCTTTGATAATTCTAGTCATGTTATGATTGGATATGATGAAGAAACTGGAATTGTACATAGTAAAGCTGTATGTTTTGTTCAGGAAAATAACATAGATATTAAATCTAAAAAAGAAAACTTTAATTACAGAGCAGAAGAACAAGAAGAAAATGTTATTATTTGTGGAGAAGATGTTCTTGATTATAAACAATATGAAGATTATATTAAGGAAAAATTTGAAGACAAATATGGAGTAAATATAGTACAAATTGGGTTTGATATACGTAATTTAAGAAATTCAGCACAACGTTGGGAAAGAGAGTTTAATTATGAAACTGTTGAAGTTACGCAACATTCCAGCGCATTACATCCGACAATTAAATGGCTAAAAGAGTTAATACTACAAAAGAAATTTGCTTATTATAATAACAAAATATATGAACAAAATTTTGCTAACTGTAGGCAAACAGAGGACACAAATTTGAATAAATATATTAATAAGAAAATTTCTGTAAAAACCGCTGGAAAGGTTGATATGGTTTTTGCTACAGTTAATGCATTATATCTGTTGCAACAGGAATTGTTTGAGGGTGAGCAGTGGGTAAGTCAACGATAACTTTTTAATATCAAAGAAAGTCAAAATCAAATATATGAAGGGAGAGTGAGATCATGGGATTTCTTTTAGAGAAAAGAGCAGATGAAAATACAGAAATGTCTCAGATACAAAAGCTATTTTCATTAGGAGACTTAGGGGAAGTGGACGTAAGCAGAGATAAAATTATGAATATTGCTGCTATAAGTTCCGCTGTAGAATTGATATCATCTATAATATCTATGTTAGACTTTAAGCTATATAAGAAGTTAGATAAAACTAAGATTGAAGAAATTGATGATGATATTAGATTAAGGCTACTAAATATAGAGCCTAATTTTTTAATGAATGCCACTCAATTAAAGAAAGCTATGGTAGTGGATATGATAATAGATGGTTGTTCTTACATAAATATTGAAAAAGCAAGAAATGAGTTTAAAAATTTATATTATGTTGAAAATAATAAAGTTAGTATTCAGTTGGATAGTGAACCAATTCATAGGGATGCTAAACTGATGATTAGTGGTACAGAATATGAAATTTATGATTTTATTATAGCTACTTTAAATACAGTTGATGGTGTTACTGGCAAAGGAATTTTAAAAAATAATAGAGATTTGCTAGCATTAGCCTTATTGGAACAGAATTATATTAATAAAAATTATAAAAATGGTGGAGCTGGCAAAGGTATTTGGAGGTCTGAAAAGAAATTAGGGGATGTAGAATTTAAACAATTCAAGCAAGATGCTAAAGATATAAAGACAAATGATGAAGAAATTATATTAAATAGTAATGTTGACTATAAACCAATATCTTCAAGCAATAGAGATATGCAAATACTTGAAAGTAGACAATTTATAAATGAAGAATTAAGAAATATGTTTAACATACCTAAAATATTAGATGAAGAAGGTTTCAAAAGTCTTGTGAAAATTGTGTTAAATCCATATATAAATTCAATTGTTGGAGCAGTAAATAAGTCTTTGTTATTAGAAGAAGAAAAAAAATCAGGATATTTCTTTCAATTAGATTTATCTGAATTAACAAAAGCTGATGTTGTTAGTAGATTTAATGCATATAAGCTATCTTTAGATTCAGGTATAGAATCTATAAATGAAATTAGAATGAAAGAAAATCTTGAACCAATTGAGGGGATGGATATTTATAAGATGACTATTGGTCAAGCTTTGTATAATTCACAAAATGGAACTTGGTTTATTCCAAATACTGGACTTACTACTAAAGATGGTGAGGTGATAAATAATGAAGATAATAAGACATCTAAAGGAAATAATAAAGACCAAATTGCTGGAATTAAAGGAACAGATGACACTAAAATTTCAGAAAAAGAAGTACAAAATAATTAAATATTTTAGGAATAATCGAGAAGATTTATGGTTTTTGAGTGCTGTAATATCTTCTTTTTTATTTATAGTAATGAAATTTGGATTAATTTATACTTTACCACTATTCACTTTAGTTTGTAGTTTAAAGTGTATTTTAATATATATTAGCAAATGCAGGAGGGAGTGAGAACATGGAAATACGTAGATTAGATGATAATACCATACATATTGAAGGTTATGTTAATGCGGTTTGCAGAGATAGTAAAGAAATAAGAGCATTTGGGAAAACTTTTGTTGAACAAGTTAGACCAAGAGTATTTGAAAAAGCATTAAAGCGAAATGATGATATAAAACTTTTGTATAATCATGTAGAAAATAGATGTTTAGGTTCTACTAAAGATAATGTTCAACTGTATGAAGATGCTATTGGACTTCACATAAATGCTATTATTTCTGATGAAGAAGTTAGGATGGATGCTGATAAAGGCAAGTTAAAAGGTTTTTCGTTCGGTTTCAATAAAATAAAAGATAATTGGGAGCAGATGTCTAATGGAAAGGAAAGAAGATATTTAGAAGATATAAAACTTAATGAAATATCTTTGCTATCTGTTACACCAGCTTATAATGGAACTGTTGTTGAAACTAGAGCAGAAGGTGATGAATCTGAAATACTAGAATTAAGATTTATTGAAAATGAACAAAATGAAGTAGAAGAAATTAGAAAAGAAAATGATATTGATATGAGTTCTGTATATGATGCAGAGCTATTTTTATGCAAAAATTTATAAGATTGAAAGGATGGTATATATAATGAAAGAATTACAAGAAAAAAGGAATACATTATTAACTGAAATGGAGGGGTTAGTAAATAAAGCTAAACAAGAAACAAGAGCTTTTGATGAAACTGAGACTGCGAGAGTTGAAGAAATAAAGAAAGAAATTAGAAGTATTGACGCAACTATTAAGGCTGAGGAAGAAATGAGAAGCTTTGAGGTAGTTGAACATAAACAAGAAGAGAGAAAGGGTGAAGAAGAAGTGGAAGAAAAGAGAAGTCAAAGTGAAATTAATAATGAAGAACTAAGAGCTATTCTTAATGGGGAAACAAGAGCAGATGCAATGAATACACAAACAGATTCTCAAGGTGGTATTGTTGTAAATAAAGTACTATCTCAAGAAATTATAAAAGCTATAAAAGATAGAAGTGATGTCTATTCATTCTTTAATGGAACTCAAATAAAAGGTGGTTTTAAAATACCTAAGAAAGCAACTTCAGGAGTTGCTGAATGGGTAGATGAAAATCCAACAACTGATCCAGTTTCAACTGTTGCTACATTAGATATGATTGAATTAGGACAAAATAGATTATACAGAGAATCTGCAATTACTAAACAAATGGTAAACGTAGAAGGGATAGATTTAGAAGGATTTATTAAAGATGATGTATCTGAATCTATGACTGATGCAGTTGAATCAGCTATTTTTAATGGAACTGGAGTTAAACAACCAACTGGAGTTATTGCAGGAATTAAAACTACTAACAAAATTACAGTGGCTACTAGAGGAACAATTACAGTTGAAGAATTAAAGAAAGCTAAAGCTAAAATAAAACAAGCAGTTGTAGGAAAAGCAAAATGGTTTATGAATTCAGATACATTCTTATTAATAGATTGTTTAACAGATTCAACTGGAAGAGGATTAATTCAACCAGATCCAACACAAGCAACTGGATATGTATTATTAGGGTTACCAGTAGTTTTAACTGATGCAATGGCAACACCAAGTGATGCTGGTGCAAAATGTTTAGTTGTTTTAGCAACTCCAAATGCATATCACACTAACACTCAACAAGCATTTTCTTTATATGTGTATACTGATTCTGTATTTACTAGAAAAGGCTTAATTGGCTATGGCGCTGATATGTTTATGGATGGTAAAACTAAAAATGATGATCAATTAGTTGGTATATTTAACAAAGCAACTGCTTAATTAGAGAGGGTGTAAAAACCCTTTCTTAATTTTATGGAAAGGGTGATTTTATGAAAATAAGTGAAGTTACAGAAGATATTTTAAAACAGTATTTAAGAATTGATTATGATGAACCTTTGCTGAATATGTTTATGATATCATCTAAATCTTATATAAAAAAATATCTAAATTTAGATGATGATGTGCTTGATGCAAAAGAGGATTTAACAATTGTTTATTTAGCTTTAATCAACGATATGTATGATAAAAGAGAATTTACTAGTAGTGGTAATATTATTCCTAGGACAAATGCAATTATAGAAAGTATATTAGGGTTATACTCTAATAATTTGGTGTAATCATGGGTAGCTTTAAAATGAATGAAAGGATAATAATATCAAAATATCTTGGAGAAGTGCAGAATGATAATGGATTTGATGAACCAACTTGGGATGATACATATTATTCATGCTGGTCTTCATTTAAACAAATTAGTGGTAAAGAATTCATTTCTGCCAAAGCTAATAATTCTGAGAATATAGTTACATTTACAGTGCGATATTGCAATAAGACAAAGCCTTTATTAGAAGTAGGGGCAACCAAAAAATATAAAGTAATCTATAAAGAAAATGATTATGATATATTATTCTGCTCTGATTATAATAATTTACACCAATGGATAGATATAAAGGCAGAGGTTAAGGGGTGAGTATATGAGTAGTATAGAATTAGAAGGTTTTGAGGAACTAGAAGAATTGCTACAGGATATGACCTTAACAGAAACTGATGAAAAGAAAGCAATGAAAGCTGGTATGGATGTAATTTACAAGGCAGTTGAAAGTAATACGCCTGTTGGCGAGACTGGAAATATGAAAGAAAAGATTAAAGAAAAAGTTAGTAAAGATGATTTTTCTATAACAGGTCAAGTTATCATGGGTGCTTGGTATACAGGTTTCGAGGAATTCGGAACAAGTCAACAAAAACATCATGTCGGATTCTTTGAGCGTTCTGTAAATAGTTCTCAAAATGAAGCTTTAGAAGTATTAGCAAAAGGATTATTAAAGTAGAGGTGGTGTGATGGTTAATATTAAGAAGTTAATGAAAGATACATTATCAAATACTGATATATTAAACTTAACGGCAGATAAAAAAGTATATTTTTTACATGCAGATAATCCAGAAACACCATATATTGAGTATGAAATCTTTGATGAGAATGGTGAAGAATGGGCAGAGAATAAAGAGATAGCAACTAATTATTATGTGCAAGTAGATATATTTAGCAAAAAAGATTATACAGATTTAGAAAATAAAATTAAAGAAGTAATGACAAACGCTGATTTTAGTAGGAGTATGTGTGCAGATTTATATGAAAATGATACACAACTATTCCATAAAGCCATGCGTTTTTTTATTACATTAAACAATAATTAAAAATAGAAAGAGAGTGATTATTATATGGCTATAATTGGTTTAGAAAAATTATATTATGCAAAAATTACGAAAGATGATTCTACAGGATTAACATTTGATACTCCTATTTATTTACCAGGAGTAAAAGAAATTAAAATTGCACCAAAGAGTAATACAGAAAAACTTTATGCTGAAAATAAGGTTTGGGAACAAGCAACAACACTAGAAGACATTGAAGTTACTGTTAATGTGGCAGACTTAACTAATGCACAATCTGCTGATTTATTAGGACAAACAGTGGCAACAGAAGGTGGAGTATTTGCATCATCAGATGATATAGCTCCATACATAGCTTTACTTTATGTAGCAAACAAATCTAATGGAAAAAAGAGATATGGAATTCTTTATAAGGGAAAGATGGAATTACCAGATGATTCTAGTAAAGGTCAAGAAGGAAAAGTTGATTACCAGACACCAGAAATGAAATCAACGTTCCAACCATTGCAAAATAATGGAATGTGGAAATATAACGTAGATGAGGATGATCCAAATTGTCCAGTAGATATTGAAACTAAATTCTTTGAAGGTGTAATAGTTCCAACTAAGAAAGTTGTTACACCTTAGTTAAATTAAAGCTCTCATATAATTGGGGGCTTTTCTATTAAAAAATATGAAGAGGAGTAATGTAAATATGTTAGATAAAACTAAGAAATTAATGATTGGTGAAAATGAGTACACATTTAAAATGACCAATAGAACAATATTAAAAATAGATGCTAAGTATGGAAATTATGGAACTGTATTGCAAGGGATCATGGAAGGAAAAGAATTTATAACAAATGCGTTAAAATTATTAAGTTGCTGTTGCTTAGAAAAAGAGTTTGGATATGAAGAATTAACAGACTTATTAACACCTCGTCAACTTAATAATGGTGAAATAGCAACGTTTGTAACTAACTTATATTTTGATTATATAGGGATTAATGATACAAAAGATAATAAAGAAACCAATAAATCTAAAACGGAAAAAAACTAAATGACCAGTCAAAGAATCCATATGAGATTAATTTTGACTGGCTTTTTTATATTTGTAAAGTACATTTGAATTTTACAAAAGATGAATTTATGGAGAGTACACATGCTGAAATATATAAAATGTGGATGAATCATGTGAAATTTAATGGATGGAAAATAGAAGATAAAGATAATGAAAATAAATCTAATAAGGAACGTAGAGTTTATATAGACGAAATAACATTTTTATAGGAAGGGGGTAAAAGTAATTGAGTGATTTAGAAAAGCTAATAAAAGCTAAGGTTGTCTTAGACGACACTGGCTATAATTCGAGTATTAAAGGAATCAATAGTAGTTTAAAAGAAGTTCAATCTGAATTTAAATTAGCTAGTGAAGGATTAAAAACATTTGGAGCAACTAGTGATAAGTTGAAATCAGCTCAGGATGCACTATCTAAACAATTTGATTTACAGTCCAAAAAGGTTGATACATATAGACAGGCAATGGAAAAAACTAATAGTAAAATGCAAGAAAACATAACTGAAAGAGATAAGTTAAAAGCTAGTTTAGAAAGTGCTAATGCAAAATACCAAGAAGCAATTCAATTGTATGGTAAAGAATCTGAACAGGCTAAGAATGCTAAAAAATCTGTTGATGAATTAGCAGAAGAATATAAGAAAAAAGAAAAAGCTATAGAATCTAATGCTAAGCAAATTCAAAATTATCAAACCAATATGAATAAAGCTGAAACTGAAATGGTTAAAACTCAAGGTGAGCTTAAAAAAATAAATGATGAGTTAGATAAAAGTAATAATAAATGGATTAATGCTAGTAAAGGATTGAAAGAGAGTAGCGATAAGTTAAAAGATTTCGGTGATAAAGCTAATAATGTTGGTAATGGTATATTAAAATTAACAGCACCTTTGACTGCGGCAGGAATAGCAGGAGCTAAATTCAGTATGGATTTTAGTGATGGTATGGCTAAAATTTCAACGGTAGCAGATACAACTAATATAAGTTTAGATGACCTTGGAAAAGGTGTTATTGATTTAAGTAATATGTCTGGAGAAAGCTTTGAAACTATTCAGGATGGTATGTATGATACCATTTCATCAGGAGTAGATGCTGGAAAATCTGTAGAGTTTCTTACTACAGCAGTTAAAGCGGCAAAAGGTGGATTTACAGATACTGCAACATCAGTTGATGGATTAACAACAGTTCTTAACTCATACGGATTGAAGACTGAAGAAGTAACTGATATAGCCAATCAGATGTTTATTGCTCAAAATCTAGGTAAGACGACTTTCGGGGAGATGTCATCTAGTATAGGACAAGTTGCGGCAACATCTAGTGCATTGAAAGTTAGTACAAAGGAATTATTTAGTTCACTTGCTGTATTAACTGCCAATGGTATTAAAACTAGTGAAGCTATAACAGGCTTAAAAGCGGCTTATTCTAATATAGCAAAACCTTCAGATGAAGCGGCTAAAATGGCACAAAAGTTAGGAATAGAATTCAATACTGCTCACTTACAAAGTGTTGGATGGGGTAAATTCTTAGATGAAGTTAAACAAAAGACTAATGGTAATACTGAAGAGTTGTATCAGTTATTTGGATCTGTTGAAGCTGTTAATACAGTCTTAACTATGACAAGTAGTCAAGGTATGGATTTGTACAGCCAAAGCATGGAACAAATGACCAGTAATACAACTGCGTTAGATGAAGCCTTTAATAAAGTAGATGATACTGCTGGAAATAAAATGCGCAAAAATTTCAATGAGTTAAAAAATGCAAGTATTCAATTAGGAGATGCATTAGCACCAGTGATGGGGGAAATAACCAATGTTATAGGTGGGTTAACATCAACTTTAGAAGGTATGGATAAAGAACAACTAAAAACTATTGCAGATGTTGTAATGTTCAGTACTGCACTTGGTGGGATTCTTAAAGTAGTTGGTGGAGTATCTAGTGGAATTGGAACTGTTATGAATGTAGCATCTAAATTATCTGGTGCCTTAGGAACTGCAACAGTAGCAACTGAAGGTGTAGCAGAAGCCGGTGTTGTAGCAGGAGGTACTGGTGGACTTGGTGCTTTAGCTACAGGTTTAGGCGGTGCAGTAGTAGCGGCGACACCATATATTGCAGTAGCTGGTGCAGTTGCGTTAGCTGGATATGGAATATATAAAGGATTAACTCAAGAAGTTGTACCTTCAGTAGATTTATTTGCGGATAAAGTTGAGTATACTTCACAGACAGTTCAAACTGAGTATGGAGCAATGACTCAAAATGTTGCTACTAATACTGTAAAAATAAGTGATGCTACTAAAGAAGCAGTAAAATCATATTTAGATATGGATGAAGGTGCAAAGAGTAGTATACAAGATTTGTACATAAATAGCCAAACAATCACAGGTGAGATTGCAACTGATACTAAAGCTAAATTCGATGGTATGACTCAGAGCGTTATACAAGGATATGAAAAGCAAAAGAATGATAGTGTAGCTAAGTTACAAGAATTATTCGCACAACAAAATACTATTACTAGTACAGAACAAGCTGAAATAATGCAAAAGACAACAGAATTTTATACTAATAAGCAAACGCAAACTCAGCAATATGAAGATCAAATTAATCAAATAATTCAGAATGCGGCAAATAATCATAGAACTTTAACGAGTCAAGAAGTAACTGATATAGGAGAATTGCAAAATCAAATGAAAGAAAATGCAGTAAAATCACTTTCTGATAATGAAGTTGAAGCACAGGTTATTTTACAGCGTATGAAGGATTATGATGGGAGAATTACTGCTGAACAGGCAAGTGAGCATATTCAAAAATTAAATGAAAGTAGAGATGGAGCTATTAAAGCTGCTAATGATGAATATGACCAAACAGTGGCAACAATAATTAAGCAACGTGATGAGGTGGGGGCTATAACATCAGAACAAGCTGATAAAATGATAGCAGATGCAACCAAGCAAAGAGATGATACTATTCAAAAAGCACAAGAAACTCGTGATGGAGCGGTTGAGAAAATAAAAGGAATGAATAGTGATCTTGAAAATAGTGTAGATACAAGTACAGGTAAGATATTAACCTGGTGGGATAAATTGAAAAATTGGTGGAGTAGTTGGATTCCATCGTCAAAAACTTTTGCCTATAATGTAAGTGGAAATGCTTCAGATATAGATGTATCAGATGCAGACCAGTTAACAATTGGGGAACACTGGACAGGTGGAGTTATGGAAAACTCAGGTTTAACTACGCTCCATGAAAAAGGATATGAAGTTTATCAACTCAAGGCTGGGACACGTATTTATAATCATGATGCAAGTGAAGATTTAGTCTTAAAAACTGCTGAAAGTGTAGCTAATAAAGTGGCTAGTAATATTGCACAGAATTCTTATGGTGGTGGAAGTCCTCAGCAAATTAAAGTCGAAGTACCTGTAATTTTAGATGGAAAAGAAATTGCGAGAGTATCAACTCCATATATAAGTAGTAACTTAGCATTTAGCTCAAGTAGAAAGAGGTGGTAGAATGAATTTTATATTTTATAACAATGTAGATAGCAGAGACTTAGATTTAATAATAGAAAATGTTCCAATAGTTCCTGCGACTAATATTGAATATGAAACAATAGAAATTGACGGTGGAGAAAATCTTACTAGGATAAAAGGTTTTAGTGATATATCATTAAGTTTTGACTTTTGGTACAAAGCCGATAATGATGAATACTTTATGAAGAAAGCTTTGATTGATAATTGGTTGCTTAATACAAAATCTAAAGAACTTTTTTATAGTGCAGATGAGAGTAAAACATATAAGGTTAAACAAATCAAAATAAGTGAAACTAAAACTAGTAGTAGAATTATAAGACGTTTTACTGCAACCTTTATCTGTAATGGACTAAAATACATGACTAGTGGATTAAAACCTAAAAATATAGTAACAAGTGAAACAACAATAAATAATTTTGGTACATATGAATCAAGGCCACTGATAAAGATTTATGGAAGTGGAAACATAACTGTGAGTATTAATAGTTCAAATTTCACAATAAAAAATGTAGTTGATTATGTGACAATAGATTCAGAAATAAAAGAATGTTACAAAGATAATATTAATTTTGGAAGAAATATGACTGGAGATTATCCGGTCTTTTTTATTGGAAAAAATACAATTTTATGGAGTGGAAATGTAAGTAAATTAGAGATCACTCCAAGATGGAGGTGTTATTAATTGATTAGATTATTTAAAAATAATGAAACAGATTTTTCTCATAATGAAACTGTGTTAAGTGAAGTAATTTCTTGTAAGGTTACTGAAGAGATAAATGAAGATTATACGATGGAATTAGAATATCCATTGGAAGACACTAAAAATATTTCTAGTAATTTAGTAACTGCTTCAATAATTTCTACTCCAACGATTGATAGTAGGGATAATCAGCAATTTAGAATAATTCAAAAGGAAACTAACTCTAATTCTATTATTGTTCAGAGTCAATCTAAGTTATTGGCTGATTTGAAGGAAAATAGAGTTAGAGCTATGACTATTGTAGGAAAGACTAGAAAAGAAGCTATACAAATTATATTAGGTAGTGCTTTAGATCCTCATAATTATAAAGTTGGTAACTTAGATACAAATACTAACACCAATGTGATATTAGAAGTTAAAGAAGGAAATTTACTAAGTGCCATTATAGGTTCAGAGAATAGTGTTTTATCTGAATATGGTGGAGAATTTATAGTGAGCAATGACACTATAGATATAGTTAATCAAAGAGGGGAAGACAATGGTGTTGTTATTGAATATGGTAAAAATATATCTTCAATAAAAGAAACTATAGATTTAACTGATTTGGCAACTGTTCTTATACCTAAGTCTGGTGATTATAGGTTACCGGAATATCAAATTGTAAGTTCTAATGTTGGAGCATATGAAAAGAAATATTATCGAGATGTTGAATTAAATCTAAATATTTGGGATGGAACTAATACAAAAGATGAAAAACAAATTACAGTTGAAGAAGCATATAGGCTTATGAGAGATACTTGCAACAAGATGTTTAGTGAGGATAAAGTAGATCAAATAACATTTAACTATGTTATAGATTTTATAGAACTGAGTAAAACAGAAGAATATAAAAATTATAAAGCTTTAGAGAATGTAAATTTAGGGGATACGGTTTATATCAAGCATAAGAAGTTAAATCTAGATTTACAAGGTAGAGTTAATAAAATCAACTATACAGTAAATTCTGAAGGAATAACAACAATAGATAAAGTTGAAATTGGATTTGCTAGAAAAAATATAACTGACATTATAAGTGATACAGTAAAGCAAATACAGTTTACTAAGCAAGAAATAATTTTACAAGTCTCAAATTCTGAAAAAAAGATAAATGCAAGACTAGATATACAGGAAGAAAAGATTGATGCAGTAGTCGAACAGGATGGAACTGGAATGGGATGGGAGTTAAGTAAAAATGCATTTAAGGTAGCTTGTGTAGGTGCTAGTAGTGCATATGTAATAATAGATGTGGATGGTTTAGAAGTTCATGATGGTAAGTTTAGACTTTATAAAGACTCTAAGTTAGTCTTTTATGTTAATGCAAACGGAAGATGTACTGCTGATGGTGGCTTTGTTGTAGATGATGGAGACGCAAACTATAAGCTAGATAAAAATGGTCTAAGTATGACTAATGAGAATGGATATACAAGTAGAATTTATGTGGCAGACGATGCAACCACTTTAGTTGCTGATGATGATTTTGAAATCACCAATACTTTAAATGTAAAAGATAGTGCTAGATTCAGAGCTTACACTAGATTTTATAGTAGTGTAGATTTTGATAATGACAATATAAATATAGGCTCTAAAACTTTAAAAGAGTATATAGAGAATGTAGTAAATAATATGTAAAAGAAAGGCGAGGTGAATAAATGTCTATATTTGATTCTTTGAGTTTTGACATAGATTTAAAACTTGAAAATTCTCCAATATATTATAAATGCAAACAAAACGATACAATTACTTTTAGCTTTAATGTTTATGATAATGGGTTGAGCGCAGATTTAACAGGATTTTCATGTATATTAAATGTTAATAAAGCTAATATGGGATATGAAATTAGAGATACTGACATAACTATAACCAGCAACAATATAAGAGTGAAGTGTCCATCTAGCACAACACAATTCTCAGGAGATATAAAATTTGAGATAAAGCTAATTGATCGTATAAATAATTTACAAAAGACAAGCTTTGATATATTTGTAAAAGTACAAAATTCTATTTTAGCTAGTTCTAATGGTAATATCCCATCAGTAATAATTACACCATTGGAACACTTAGATGAAAGCTTAAACCAAATAGCAGGTAAAATAGTAGAAGCAAATGCAATGAATGCCACACTTATTAATACAAAAAACTCTGCTAATAGTACTAATACAATTTTAAATACTACTATTAACAATGCAAAAAACACTACAAGCAATTTAAACAATGCGATAGATGAAGGTAATAATGTTATAGATAAATTAGCTAATACAAATTGGCCATATATAGAATGGATAGGATCTATAGTTGAAAAGTTAGCAATTGGAACTTTAGATGATGAAAATGAAACGCCTTTAGTAGATGAAAATAATGTTGAATTTATAGGATAGGAGATGATTTAAATGGGATGGAAAATAACTGATAAGTTTTTAGTAGATCCACAGGATAACGATTCAGTACCTTTTGATCAAGATGGAATTGTAAGAAGAAGTACATGGGTGAAAATAAAAGATTATATATTAGGAACTGCAACACTGACAACAAGTGATAAAACAGTTCGCGGAGCAATAAATGAAGTTAATACATCATTGTCAGATGTGGCGAATAAATCTGATTTAAATACAATAGACATTACTAAGCTAAAAGGATATGCAGAATATAATATATCTGTATCGACTGCAATAGCAGATAATACAACTGTTTATCTTACTTTGGATACAGTAGTCAAAGCAGGGAGTTTAACAGAATTATCAGGTGGCGGAATTAAAATAAAAGAAAGTGGTATGTATGAAATTAATGCTACAACTAATTTTTCTACAAGCACAACAGGTCATAGAAAAATAGGTATATATAAGAATGGTGTGTTAATGAAATTAATAGCAATTGCACCCAATAATAATGTTACTGTTGCACAATTTATATTAAGTCTGGATTGCTCTCTTAATGATATTATAACAATAGGAGTTTATCAAAATAGTGGAGCGTCTCTTACAAATTTAACAAGTAGCAATTATAGCGGTGTACAAGTTAGGAGGATAAGTTAATGAAATTAGAATTTAATAATTTAAATCCATGTTTATTTTTAGATAATATTATCAAAAATGGAATAAGTGCAACAGATGTAGCAGTTACAAGTAATATAAAAGAAAATGAATTAATTGCTGAAACTGTATGGATTGAATGCAATAATAATATTGATACAATTAAAATAACCGAAATAGCAAATAATGTTATTGCAAATCAAAATACAAATGTAATTGTTACAGAGCCAACCAATGCAGATTTACAGGCACAGATATTTAATTTAACAACTCAACTTGTTAACGGGGGTGTTATTTAATGGATTGGTATAGTTTTTGTAAATTAAATTTTGACTTAAAGATAGCGACTATAGATAGCTTAAAAATATATGTAGCAAAAGGAAAGATTTCAGCAGAACGATATAAGGATATTACAGGAGTTGATTATGTAGCAACTACTAGATCATAGGAAAATAGGATGTAGTAAATAAACGAATATAAGTAATAGATTAGCACCAATAAGGTGTTTTTTATTGCTTATTTAAAAACATTGCATTTAGAAAGATTATATTTATATATGTAAAAAATTACTTAATTTTGAATATATAAAGGAATTTGTATTATGATTTTTCTTGGATTTAACTGGTATAGAAGTTACTATAAATGTAGAGAAAAGAACGCGCGTTCATTTATTATTAAACAAAAGGGGAGAAATGATAAATGAAAAATTACTTTAAGAAGTTCAGTGTAATGCTTATTATGCTATTGGCGGTTTTAGGTATTGGAATAATCAAAAATGGAACTATGGCTAATGCTGCTACTATTGGGCAGCAATTAACAGTGCCTGAAAGTGGATGGCAAAGATATAGTTATAACAGCAAAGAAATAAGTTATGAGGGTACAGGATGGTGGTTTGAGAATGACAATTGTCACGTCTATGTACAAAAATATCAAACTACTGGTGCTAAAATAAAGTTTAATTTTACAGGAACAAAGCTACGAATACTTGCAGGATATTGGTGGTCATTCACTAATGATGCAGATATAATAATTGATGGTAAAATTGTGGATAAATATATAGTACATCATAATGACATTAATGTTGTAGCACCGATTTTGGTTTATGAAAAATTAGGACTTAACGATGGAGAACATAGTGTTGAAATAAAAAACAACACTCCAGAGTATTTGCCAATAAATTCAATCGATATTCAAGGAAAGTTATTACCATATAGCCCAGATATTGAAAAGGAATCAATATCATTAGATAAATCATCAATGAACTTAACAGTAGGAGATTCACAACAATTAACAGCAACAACAACTCCTGCTGCAGTAGAAGTTACATGGAAATCAAGTGATTCTTCAATAGCGACAGTAGATTCTACAGGTAAAGTTACTGGAGTAAAAGAAGGAACCTGTACAATAACAGCTACAACTGCTGATGGTTTAACTGCAACATGTACTGTAACTGTAACTCCAAAAACTGCTGAACCAACAAATCCGGATCCAGATCCAACAGATTCAGAGAATATAGTTAATATTGCTCATGCAAAAGGTGATAACACTAATAATGCTGGTGGAGATGTTACAATTATATTTCATGGATCAGCTGATACTACATTGAGTGTAGTAAAAACAGCAGATGTAAAGGACGTATGGGTAGGAGATAATTTTACCTATACTATAGTAGTAGCTAATACTGGTACAAAGACAGCTAAAGCTGTAGTAGTAAATGATCCCGCCCCTAATCATATTGATTTTTTAGTTAATGGTGTAACAAGTACTCAAGGCAAAATTGATCCAAGTTCTACATCTAAAAACATTATAGTTAATGTTGGGGATATTGCTCCAGGTGCAATAGTTACAATAAAAATACCTGCAACTGTTATAGCATAAGTTTATTGTTTGAATAGATAATTAAATATAAAGTTTATAAAAGGTACTTTCAGAATGTGGGTACCTTTTAATATTGCTGAACAATAGAAAATTAACTGTACGACAACATAATTTAAAAATTAAATAAAAATAATGATTTGAGGTCTTTTTGGTAGACCTTTTTTTGTTGCCTAAAATTATAGAAAGAAGTGATTTATAAATGAATATTATAGACGAAAATTTAAGTTTTGGTTCAATGACTTGGGGAAATTTCCCTAATATGATTATTGTTCATCATATTGAAGCAGAAGGGGAAAATTGGACAGTTGAACAAATACATGATATGCATAAAACCGAAAATGGATGGGCAGGTATAGGATATCATTATTATATAAGATTAGATGGTTCTGTTTATAAAGGTAGACCAGATAATGCTATCGGTGCTCATTGTCAGGGTTGTAATACAAATACTTTAGGAGTTGCATTTGAAGGGAATTATGACAATAGAGCTGTGATGCCAGATTCACAATATAATTCATGGTGTGAGCTTAAAACTTATCTATGTGACAAGTATGGGAACATGCCTGTATATGGTCATAGAGAAAAAGGACAAAGTGAATGCCCTGGAAAGAATTTTCCTTTAGATAAAGTAAAGAGTGCTAATGGATCGAAAAGAGGTTATGTAGTTACAAATTACTTACCTCATGCCTATGAAGGATATGATGGAGTAGATATTAACTATGTATTATCTTATTTTGGTGACGTTAAGTGTTACGTTATGGGTAATGACAAGGGAGTATGGATAGAAACACAATATTTAGATTTAGACAAGTGTAATGAACTTAAATCAACTCTAGGAAGTTGGTTTTATGAAATTAAATATTAAGAGGAGAGTGAATTAAATGATAAAATCATTATTAATAATATTAGTAAAATTAGTAGAAGCCAAATTAGAGAAAATAGGAATAGAGCAAGCCATAATTAAAAATGAAAATTACATAACTGTAGGTAAACAAATATGGAATGAGATTGATGAAACTTTTAGAATAAGTACAAGTATAGAAGAAAAGTTACAATCTAAAACTGATCTATTTGAATCAAAAGTATTAGCTAAGTTTCCTGAATTAAAGAAAGAGGATATTGATTCTTTAAGATTAGCAATAGGTGGAGAAGTTAATCAAGGAAAGCAAGTTGTTTTAGATAATTCAATAATCATAAAACAGTTAACTGATGAAAATAATAATTTAAAAGCTAAGAATAATGAATTAGAAAATAAAATAGCCAGTATTCAAAGTACTGTAGCTATAAATGTTGCTCAATAGGAGGGGACACTATGGAGCAAACAACAATAAATTTAATAAATAGTCTTGGATATCCTATTGCAGTAAGTGTTGCATTAGGATTTTTTATTTATAAAATGTGGAATAGAATAAGTATCACTTTAGATAAAGTAACAGATACTAATAATACATTAGTATTAACTAATCAAAGTTTAATTCAAAAGGTAGATAATAAGATAGATAAAATAGAAGAAAAAGTTGATACTATAGCTGATAAAATGAGTAAATAATACATATAGGGTAATAGTAGGGTAGAGATACTTTATTATTACCCTTTTTTGAGTCACAAAACTAAAATATTGATATATTTGACAAATAATACATGTAATATATAATTAATAGGTACTAGATTATGATAAGGGGAGAAAAAATGAAAAAGAATTGGTATGAAAAAAGTTGGGTGATTCTATTTTTCTTAATTGCCTTTCCCTTAGTGGGGATATATTTAATGTGGAGATATGACCCTTCAAATAAGATAGTTAAAATATTACTAACAATTTTATTTATAACTTGGGCAGTAGCACGTGTAACTTATCGATAAAGAACTTAGTAAAAGTATACAAGCTTTACTAGGTTCTTTTTTTAATATAATAAATATGATAATTCATATAAAAATAGTCTTGTATAATTTACAGGATTATGCTATTATAATAATACAGACAAAGCTAACAGCGATAATAGATAGCGTTAGACTCCCAAGATAATTACAAATTTTTATAGAACGGCTTATTTAACAAGGGTAATACACAGTAGAAATATTGTTTATTATCCTTATTTTTTTCGCTTTTATTTTGGTATAATATATAATAGTTGAATTTGACTAGGAGAGTAATGGTATGAATAAAAAGGTATATGAATTATTAGAAGAGATAAAGCTACAATCAGAGAAAATTAATAATTGGGAGCAAATGACCGATATATTTACTAATGCTATTAAAAGAAAAGGATTGAACAATGAAGAAGTTGAAGAGATAAGTGAGAGAATATCGAGAGAATTTAAGAAGAGTTAGATGATATTAATAGGAGGTGTTCATATGAATGCTAATGCACTTCAAAGACCTTGTACTATATTACAATCAATTGAGGAAAGTTTTAAACAAATAGGAGAATATAAACAAGGAAAAAGACAGTTTAAGTCACTTAAAGAAAGCAAATCGTTATGGGATAAATGGACTAAGGAAGTGGAAGAAGAATGAATAAAGATACTTTTGAAGATCTAATAAAGGCTGGAGAAGAATTTAAAGAAGCTTTGGAATTATCAGATGGTGAAGTTTATGAACTATTAAAAAGAGATGATAGCGAAGAAAGATATTGCACAGTAGCAGAATCACTAGAACAAAGTTTGAAAGAAATGCAACTAATAAGAGAAGGTAAATTACCTAAGAAAACTTGGAGACAGTTAAGGGAGGGATTAGGTGATGAATAAAATACATATGTTAATGTAGGGATTTTTCTTTATATAAATAATTAATTTAAAATATGTATTGTAATCATGTGGAAAATGTTATATTATTATACCAATAAATATTTTATATATTAAGCCAATATATTAGGGCTATAAACTACTAATTTATTGGGTTGGAAATTTATGTTGATAATATCATGTAAAGTTAGTTATATTAACGTTTGAGGCTATTAACAGGTTATTTGGATATACAGTGCATAATGATAAAGGCAAGCCAACAAATAGTGAATTTATAGCTATAATAGCTGATAAATTAAGACTTAAAAATAAAGTGTCTTAGTAAGCATTTAATTAAGTTGAAAAGCTAAGTTGAATATTGCAAAAAAATGGTTTCTATCTATATTTTAATAGCGACTAATAGTTTTTGTGAAAATTAATATTCTAACATTATATATGACTAATGCCTTTTATTAGTTAGGTGTAGCAATCTAACTAATAAAAGGTTGTTTTGGTTGAAAAGGCAAAAGAATAATAGAGGAAAGCAACCTAAATTAACCATCCTTTTTAAGTAGAAAATTTGAAGCGGACATGTTATAATTAAAGTGTTAGAATTTAAGATATAGAAAGACAGAGGATTAAAGTGTATGGAAATAAAAATTAATATTCCAGTATTAAAAATATTAGCGATAACTATTTCGGGAATATTGGGTTATATAACTGGAATAATAGTATATAAATAG